CAGATATCTGATAGACAGTTAAAGCAGTTCCTGCAGATACAGCATTCTTCAAAAATGCAGTTGCTCCACTAGAATCTCCTGTAATATGAGTTGGAACCGTTAATGTGACTGCTTCATTAACTTCCAGATCACCAAAAGTTTGAACATCATATAAAGAAAGATCCCATCTATTTAAATTATAATTACTGGCTTCATAACCACCCGATTCCAAAGCATAATCATATACTCTACCAATACCAATTTCTTTTCCAGCAGGAGCTAAAGAACTTACACCAACTCTATCTTTTCTTAAACTAATAGTTTCTGAAGTACTAAGACCAATCTTAGGTGATCCAGAAGCTCTATCTAATCTTAATGTAGAACCAAAAGTAAAATTAACTGCTTGATTTTCAAGTAGTTGAGTTGTACGAGGTTTCGTTATATCTAAAAGAGTAGGTGCTATAGTTTCTACTTCAAATCCTCTTACATATGCTTTACCAGGACCAACCTTATAAACCATCAAATCTTCAGATGGTTTTTGTCCTGAATCAGTTAATTGATTTTCCTTATAAATTCCATTATTACCTTTACCATTGTTTAAGCTTTCCTTGCAGAAAACATCAAAAGACTTAACATAATAGTTTCCAGATTCATCAAATGTTCTTCTGGCAAATTCTTGGGCAAGAATATTATATTCGGTTTTATTGTTTATTCGACGAAGAATACCATTTTTAACATTCGCCAATTCAACAAAATTGGGAACTTCAAATACATTTAAATCTTTTTTTGCTAATTTAGTGGTAATCTTTAATCTATCAGCACCAGGAGCAGCATAGTTATTAAAACCATTAGCATTATCATTTAGATAAGGATCTTCATCAGCATTTACAATTTCTTCAATGATATCCAGACCAATCCTATAACTTGGAGTATTATCATACTGGTCCAGAATTAAAATATCACTATCAACAGTAACTAAATATCCTCTTAAAAAATAAACTCCTTCACTTATCCGAAATGCAGATCCAATAGAACATGCATTTACTGCTATAGTTTTTGCAAATCCCTCATCAGCACTAATAAAACTATTACCATAAGTGATATTAGTATCAGTAATTAAATTCTCACCATCTTCAAAATCTCTTACTTGATTATTATTACCAGATTCTTTATAACTTACATATAGAGTAATATGCCCTCTATCAGACTCAGCAGAAGTAATTACCTTCTCTATCTTTGCTGTTACCCCGCTGCTCTCCCCTCTAATAGATACACCAACTAATTCATCCAAATATAGAGATACAGGAATTCCAAGAAAATTATCTTCTACTTCTACAGCATAAAATCTATCAATATAAGTTAAATCACCAGGAATTATCTTTGCACCTTCTTTGAAAAAATGACTTCCAAGCTGTTCCACTTGATCTTGCAGCATTGACTGCAAGGTCGTCAATTCTCTTGCTTGAACTGGCGATCCCGGTTTAAATAAAACCTTATAATAGTCTTGAGCTTTACCGCCAATTACTGGTTCATTAAAGTCATCAAAGTAAGGAGCGACGTTGAGATTTGTTTCCTGAGACATAATTCCTTAGAATTGCAAAATAACTTTGATATCTTCTTTTTGGTTTGATGATCTAGTAATTGCAGGTCTATTATCGACGTAGATAATATTTCCTGAATATTTTTTCACTTCTGGCTGTGCCACACCTTTTATGAAAGATTGTCCTAAGTTATATGTACGACTATTTATTACGGTATTAATACCCGGATTAGCACTACTACCAAAATTAGTTTGAATTGCTAAAGTCGCACTTCCTCCCAGAATGTTAAGTGAACCACCACTACCTATATCGGCAGTGAATCTCTGCATTGTAAATCCATAAGTAGGATCTGTATTTTTAGTTCCATCGGTATTAAAACCACAATGGAATTTATCTTGCCAATACTTTAATACACCAGTAACTGGATCATACTTAACAACCCTACCAAAAGCAGTTGAACCAACTCCAATTGTTTGAGTAACATGAGCATCAGCATCAAAAGTAACAGAACTATAACCAGTTCCTGCTAATTTAAGAGCATAAACAGCACTTGCTTTATCTAATGATAGATTGGAATCTGAACCATGAGCTTTAGGACCTTCAACAACCCCTACCCTGGCAATTTGATTTCCTGTAATAAAGTCTGGATTATCACTATCATTTTCAATTCTTGAATAAAGAAGAACATTGGATGCACCTAATTCTTTATAGATATCTGCTCCATGCCCACCTTGAGGTGGAATAATAACATCAAAAATAGGAGCAGTAGTTCCTTCGATTCCTTTAGCAGCCAAATCTAAAGTTCCAAAGGTATATCCAGATCCACCATTAGAAACAGTTACTGATTCAATTTTAGCATCAGCATTTGTAGTAACAGTTGCTTCTGCTCCAGAACCATCCCCTTTAATTGGAATACGAGTATAAACTTTATTTGCTGTTCCTACTCCAACTCCTCTATTTTTAATAGTAACAATTTTAAGTTGACCACTACTTGAAGCATTGTTTCTTACTGCAGCATCATTTGTATTGGTTTCCCAATCTTGTGGAACAGGAAGATAATTTGTAGAATCAAACTTAACAATATCACTAGGACTAATCGTATAAAGATATTTCCAAATATACCCATCGCCACTGGTTCCAGCAGATTTAGGTTCTAAATCAGTAAAAGTAGGTTCATCTAATGATGGTCTTCCATTAGGATTATCTGGAGAAGTTCCATTTTGAAGACATTCATATACTCTATAATCACTATTAACAACATAATAATTGGCATCATATAAGTTTAATGAATTAGTAGCACCTGCAACATCAGAACCACTTATATTATTGCGGTACATATCATAGGTAATACCAGATGTCCAAGACAATTTTCTTACAACTTGTCTAACATCAGCCTTATTAATTTTCTTCAATGCAACCATTGTATCCCAATAGTTATCAGCTTGGTTAAAGTTATCCACCGGTGAAGGAGGATCACTATCCCAATCCGTCTCATAATCGGTAGGATTAGGCAAGCCAACAAACGTATAATAAGCATTAGATGCTGAAGCAACTCCGGCAACAAAATTCTTGGCGTTTAATATACGAAGTTGATCAGTTATAATTGCAGCCATTGGACAATAGTTTTTTACTTATTTAGCAGGTAATTAGCTATAGTTATTCCACTTAAGAGGATATAGTCTTCTAACTATACCACCAGTAGATATTCCAGTAGTTCCATCATTAGTATATGCATTATATGCTTGAGGATCATCTCTATCTCCAAATAAAACTTTACCCCATGTAAAGTCGCCATAGTAATCACTGTAACCAAGACCACTTAATCCTTCAAGATTGGCTACGCTAACGGTAACATGAGCAACTGCTGTTAAACCAGCACCAGTTTTATTTTCCGCTGCAGTAACTCCAATGGAAACAGCAGCAACTTGATATACATTATCTAGGAAGGTTGTTCCGATACCTACAGTGGCACTACCAGCATCAAGAGATGTTACTCCATTACCAACAGTTGAATTACTGACAGTGAAGTAATATCCTGTGCCAATTCCACTAACGGTTGTAACACCTACAATGTTAGAATCTCTAAGTTCTGAATCAGGTGGAATAAAGAGATCAAATACTATTCCAGTAGAAGCAACACCTACAGAAGTTGTTTTTATACCACTGATTATTCCAAAATCACCTTCATAAGTTACACTAGTTGCTTTTCCTCTAATTGGTGTTGGTTCAGCAATTAATACTTCAGGAGGGTTAGTAGAAGTATATCCAGATCCTGGAGTAGAACCTATAGTTATAGCATTAACAACTCCACTGCTAATAGTAGCAGTAGCATATGCTTGATTATCACCAGGAGTAGTTCCAAGTCCAACAGGAGAACCAATTGTTACTGTTGGTGCTGAACTATATCCAAATCCCCCACTACTAATAGTTAATGACGTAATTGTTCCAGCAGTAGAAACATTAGCAGTCGCAGAAGCACCTACTTTATTATCTTGAGAAATAATTTCTACAGTATATGTGTTAGCATCAGTATTACTTTCATTAGCAGGATCGAAGAATGGTTTCGCATTTTGTACCCAAGCACACGTAGATCCTACACCAATATTCTGAATAATGAATGCTGTAGGTTGAATAAGAGGTTCATAATGAACTCTATCCTTACCAATTCTTACTCCATTAATATACTTGTCTCTGATCTGTTTACACCATTTAACAGGTCTTGCCAAAGTATCATCTGTGCTAACTCCTGGTCCCGCATAAGGATTGGTTTCAACAGAGTCAGTAGTATTAATTCCAGTAACAACTCTTGAATCCTGTCTTAAACCCCATCCTTGTCCCAAAGAAGGATCATTTCTTAAGGTGAGATTATCACCGACTTTTACAGTTTCAAGAATATCTTTAAATACAACATCAACATCACCAGTTCCTTTATAGTAGAGAACCTTGGTCGTATCTCCTGCCTTAGGAGCTTCATTAAAGGTTAATGTACTACCACCATTAAAGATATAAGACTCTCCTGGTTTTTGAAGAATATCATTAACAAAGATTAGAAGTAATGCATCAACTGCTATAGCAGATCCTTTAGCTGCTCTAATTGTCAAATACTCTCCATCAAGTTTGAGTGGGAATGTTTTATTGCTTCCATCACATAGCGCATCAAAATCATCAAGAACTTGAAGATCACCTATTGTCCACCCAGCGAATGAATCGCTATAAGTATCCTGAATAGTAATCTGGAATTCCTTATATGTTAAGGAAGGATCTGTAGGAATTCCTGCACTTCCTCCTGTATGAACTGTTAATACTTCACCTTGACCAAATCCATAACCAGTATTTCTAATGCTAAAGTCAATTATACTTGATCCTTGTCCAACTACAACATCAATCTTAGCATTAGTTCCTATTCCTTGAACAGATTCTGAACTATAAATCAGATCAAGATCGGAGTATGATAGAGGATCATCGAATTTAACCTTAAGATCTTTCTCAACTTTACCACCTCTTGCATAGAAATGAGTTCTTGTTGATACTCCAGTATTGACAGTAAATGTTTTATTATCAAGAACTCTTACAACAGGGGTTCCACGAGAAGCAGGATCTTGAGTTGAAGATGAGAAATTCTTTGCTCTTGGAGCAATAATAGCTGCTTGAACTTTTCCTCCACCTTGATAGAATGTAGGAACAGTAGATGTACCAACATTAACAACAAAGGTAGTTGTTGTTCCTACACTATCAATAGGAACACCAGCATATGTTGGATCAGGCTTCCTTGGATAACTATGCTCTGTAGCATGAGCATCTCTTGCACAAGTGAAAGTTAAAGATGCTGTCGCAATTGCAACATTAACTCCTTCACTTAAACTATGTCCTGCACCAACAGTTAGAACCAAATCACCAGTTGCTGGATCATATGTAGCAGCAGAAACATCATCATATTTCAAACTCGTAATACCAACATTTAATGCAATAGTACTTGCAGTCGTTGCAGCAATAGAAATTGCAGTATCATAATATGGATCAGTAGAACGAGGATACTTATGAATAGTCTTATAATCATCCATTGCACAACGGAATGATAATCCTTCATTCATCAATCTTATGCTGGTTCCAGTAGTTAATCCATGACTTCCAATATTCAAAGTCATAATACCAGTTGAACCAGTATATTGAGCATCGTAAACATCGAAGAAGACGCTCTTAGAGGTGCCTACATTGACGGTGATGGTAGAATCCGTTATTGCCGTAATAGCAGTGTTCACGCCCGCTACAGGGTCTGTAGAGCGAGGATAAGAATGTGTAGTAGAATCATCATCTAAAGCACAAGTAAAGACTAATGCACTTGTACCAATACCTACAGTATCACTGGTGGTGTAAGTGTGTCCAGACCCTACTGTTAGTACCAAATTACCAGTTAGAGGATTGTAAGTAGCAGCGGTAGGAGTAATAGATCCAATACCTGTTACAGTAATACTTGTAACTCCAACACTATCAAAGGTGTGGAGATAATTACCACCACTAACAACACAACTTGTTACACCACTAACAAAGTTATGAAGGTAATCACCACCAGAAACTATAGCATTTGCCTTTGCTCTCTTAAATGTATGAGCATATTGATCTCCAGGACCAGCAACACCAACATTAACTGTAATTTGAGTTGTTGATGTTGAAGCAATTGCAACAGCACTGTTATATGCTGGATCCTTACCTCTAGGATAGTAATGTGTTGTGACACCAGCATCTATAGCACATGTCATTCCAAGTCCGGTAAAGATGACAACACTTGACTTGTTAGTAGCATTAAATCCATGAGCACTGCTGGTAGTAACTGTCATCACACCAGTACTACTTGTATAATCCGCTGTATAGATGCCAATAGGAGCAGTGTAATCGCAAGTGAATGCAATACCTGATAGATTTACTTGTTCTCCAACTTGCAACCCATGAGCTTGATGTGTAGTAACAGTTGAAAGTCCGGTTATAGAACTGTATCCAACATTAGAAACATCTACTGGAGCATAGAAGACATGTGGATTTGTAATTGCGATTCCAGTAATTCCACCATTAACGATTTGAGCAGTACCAATTCCAGTATAATTCGCAGCATACAAACTGGAAGTTTGAATGGCAACATTAACCGTTGGTTGAACATTAAGTCTATATCCAGTTCCACTTGTTCCAATACCAATTGATGAAACAGTTCCAGCAGCAGAAACAACTGCAGTACCACCAGCAGCAACTAAAGGTTGTAATCCAAATCCTTCGGTAGATCCTACAGAAACAATTATTCCACCTACGGGAATATTTGCATTGTTTACATCATAAGTTGCCGAAGTAGCAGTTCCGGTAAATGTAATACTGGAGATACCAGAACTCTCACTCATATCATAATCTTCCACATCAGTTTGAGTCCCTTCAGGACCTTGGAAAACTCCATTAATTAAGATAATACCATTGCTGGTGGAGAATCCAGTAGCATTAGTACCACCATCTTTCTTAAGAGTAAATGTCTTAGCAATACCAGTAAACTGATTAGAAATATCATCAAAAATTATATTATTAGTATATGGTGTAGCATCCGTTCCTGTTGCAGCATTCCTCATAAAGGTTCTACCTTGGAATGTGGAATGTGTAGAGACACCTACCCAATCTCTATCATCTGGTTCAGCAGTTGTTGTAGATATAGGATCTGGACCATATGGTGCTTCAACAAAATGAATCTTATTCTCGCGAATATTATAATTACCTTCAATGATTTGAACCAAAGTACCAGATGAATGAGTAGAAAGTCCTGTTCCCATCCAAGGTCTTTCAACAAGTATTCTATTAGTACTTCCAAGACCAACAGTGTTGATCTTCATAATTTCATTGTTAATCTGAACTAGATTTCCACTAAAGAATGAGGTTATACCAGTGAATGTAATTTTATCATCTAAAAGAGATACATCTTTAGCAAGAGTAGTAGTAACAGATCCACCAACAATTGGAGATTGTATCCAATTGTCAATTGCAATCATTGCTTTTGCGTTTTGGTTTGTTGCGGTAAAGGAGTGAGAAGTTCCAATTCCAACAGCAGTAATTCCAATTGCGACAGGATTTTGTAAAAGAGCATTAGTAGCAGTTGTTGCTAACTTAATACGTCTCTCATCTATCTTAATAGCATAAACTGTTTCTGGTAATCTGGTAGTAGTACCAATACCTGCTACAGAAGTAGACGCAATTCCAATTGCCTGAGTAGTACCAGATCCAGCATAAGAATACTTAAGTTGTTCTCCCGTTACAAAATAATGCTCTGGAATAACAATAGTATCTGCAGAAACACTAACTATGCTGGAATCACTTCCATCAACAAATCTCTGGAAGATTGGTCTTTGGTTATGAAGTAATCCAAAGGTTCTCTTAATATCAGCATGAGTTCCTTTGTATGTACCATAACTTGATAGAATTTCAGCATTAGTAAAGTCAATACTACTTGCATCAATTCCGTCTTTAACCAAACTCAAAACATTCTGGAATACTCTTACTTGAACCTTAATGTTATGATTTGGGATAAAGGTTAGATGAGTTCTATTAGAACCTGTAATGTTAGCACTAATAGTTCCTAATCCAGTTGTATGAGCTCTAATATTACCAAATTCTGTTAGTGCCACATAATCAGTATCAGTAGTCTCAGAACTATAATCATCACAGACAACAACTTCGCACATTTCATAACGCTTATTGGTTGTATCTTCTATTTGAACCACATAATAAGCACCCATGGAATCTGGATGATATTCTGCAATAGTACTTACACCAGGTGTTCCTGAAGCAGCAATAGAAGTATACCAAGAATCAAGAAGACCAGTATTTAATTCCTTAGCAGTTCCTACTCCAGTTGCAGTAGATACACTGCTTGCTATTGAAACTGTAAGAGCATTAACACTATGTCCTACCCCTAATGCAGAATCAGGAGTAAAGTCAATTTTTATTCTTGATCCATCAAGATAAGAATAATAAGTTCCTAATCCACCAACACCAAAAGGACTATTATTATGATCTGTTAATTGTCCATACTCAACCATATCAACTGTTGAGTCGTCATGAATTAGATTTAATTCATCAAACTCATAGTAAGAACCATCATCTGCTCCTATTTCCACCAAAATTTTAGCAGAACGATAAGTAGAAGCAATTCCTACGATAGTAGTTGCACTATTTGTTCCACTGGCCAGTGCTTTATGATGAGAGTTAATGTGAGCAATACTTCCTAAAGCAGTACTACCTATTCCAGATGCACTACTCTTTAAATCGTGTGAAAGATATGTAACATCATAGTTGTTATATTTTGACTTAATAGGATAGAATTGAAGTTGTCCTTCAGTTCCACTTATCTTCCAATCAAATGATCCAAGATCTGGATGAGTCTCAACTCTACCATATTGGTTAAGATATCCATTGACTCCATCTTGAAGAAGAGAAACAATAAGTACCTGTCTTTCTTTAGTGTATAAAGTATCCCGTACAAGAGTAAAATACTTCTTAGTTCTTGCAGAAGTTAATTTAAACTCATCAACAACAGAGTATTTGGTTGCCCTTGGTTTATGATTAAAGTCTCCACTGAAGTCATCTATTATAAGAACTCTATTACCAATTGCCTCAGAATAATCACTTAAGACTCGATTCTGGAAAACAATTTCATCAGAAACTAAAGAACCGCCTATTATAGATGCTTCTTCAGTTGCTAAGTCGAAATTATAAACACAGTTTATACTTCCTTCTCCATAAAGATCAGCAATAACTTCAATATATGAAGTAGTAGTACCAAGACCTACAGTAGATGGATTATTATCTTTACTTTCAATAATCAAATCAGAGAACTTTAAAAATCCTGAAGTATGGTTTAATGAAGTAACTGGTTCATTCCAAGTTTCATAAGGAACTTTAGATTTTAATGCATATGAGAAATATTGATAATAATTATTGTCAGGAATCCTTTGGACAGTATCATTTAGTTTTCCAGTATCATATGTCCATCCTTTGTTAACATCAGAAGAAGCTCCCAATGTAATATAAGAATCAAAATCATATTTCTTCTTAATAACACCTTGAGTTCCAGAAGTATCTCCACTTATTACTTCTCCTACAAGAAGATCAGAATTTGTAGAGACTTTTAAAGTTTCAGTTTTGCTATTCCATGTTTCAACAGTACCATCTGCAGTATTTGAAGAAACCTTTTCTCCAATTAAGTAATTATTTTTCTTTAAGACTATATCAAATATTGGGAAATCTTTCTGTGGTATTATTCTACCAGCAGAAGCATCCTCATTGAATAAACCAGGGAATTCTCCAGAATCAAGAACCGAAGACATATCATAGGTAATAGATCCTTTATTGCCACCCAAACTTTCTTCTACAGCAATAACAGGGAATAAAGCATAAGTGTAAGCAGCAGAATTAAATCCTTTAGCAGTAGATCCAACTCCAACACTTACATTTTCAACCAATACTTTATCTCCAACAGCAATTGGGAAATCCTCGCTGAATCCAGTACTAATTCCTGCCGTTACAATACCGGGAGAAGTGGTGGTATAAGTGATACTATTGATACCAACACCATTTGAATTACTAATAGGAATAATTGTTGGTTGTGTATCATACATTCCTGAAGTATTCTTAAGGATCCTAACTGTAGGATTTCCTACCTTAAACTCCAGAGCAACATCTTCTATTACTTTATTGGTATATCCATCAATTACAACTAAACTTGGATCAGTTATGTAATTCTTACCACCTGAAGAAACGCCAATATGGGAGAAAGAAGCAAGAGATTCTATTTGTAGAATTTCAGGAAGATTGAGAGAAGGACTTAATGTAAAATCGGATGGATAATCAAAACCAATATCTTCAATTGTATCTTTCTTAATATTTCCAATAGATTCACTACTTACTTCTAAAATAGCACCTTTTCCGTAAGAAGAAGATACTGTATCAATTCCTGGAGCAAACTCATAACTTCTACCACCATTAACCATTTCAATAGAAGCAATAGCACCGTAAGCAGTTAAAGATTTGGTAGTATAATAAAGATTTGCCGTTGTTGAGGTATAAGAATCTACTTCAGGATATTCCTTCAGATTGTATGTAAATGTAGTTGTACCCAGACCAACAACCTTATGAGCTCCGGAATACTTACTGTTAACTAAATTGATTTGATTATTATTATAAACATCGGTATCAATTACAATTTCTTTCTTAACATCATCAATAAGATTTTCATTTACAACATCTAACTTATAATACAAATTGTTAGGAACATCATCATTTAATATCAATTTAACATTTGCATCTGTACTGATACCAACTTGCCCATTTCTAACAACTTCAAAATTATCAGAAGTTCCAGTAGATTCAAAATTATATCTAAATTCAGCATCCTTATAGAAATTAAGAGCAAATGCTGAATAAGTTGTAAAACCTACTGTAGATGATAAAGTAGAATCTGATAAATCAAATTCAATAATCTTGTTTCTATAGACATTAAGTTCAGGATTGATTAAACATATAGTTCCTATAGTAGCACTTGTAATATCAATATAATTTGGAACATTTAAGTTTAAATCATATTCAGTAGCACATAATCTAATCTTATCCTTACTGTAATACAGAACATAATACATTGCCTCATTTGTCAATCCACCAGAAGCAGAAGAAGCTTTATAAAGTACTTTATCTCCTGTCTTCAATCCATGATTATTAAGGGTGATAGTATCGTAAGTAGTATCTACATCTCCTGCTGCCCAAGTTACAGAATTAAATACTGCTCTTCTATTGTCATCATCATATTTTACATTTACATTTTGAGTACTTGTTGGAATGGCTTTAAATTGGACCTCATCAAGTAAACTCAATCCATGAGTAGATGCAGCAGATACAGTAACTATATTTTGCTGAAGTTCTCCACTTATTACACTAGATCTCTTTGTAGTGAAACTATGATAATCGCCAATACCAAAATTCTGGAAATATGGCAATCTTTGTGTAGTAGTAGATCCTACCCCGACAAAAGTTCCAGTAGTTCCTAAACCTACTTTAACAGTTGAAACTCCAATAAAATCTCTTCCAAAATTAGCAATATAAAGATCTGTACCTTCAGGTAGTTTAAAAGTAGTTCCAGAAGTAATTCCTGTTATAGGATGCCAACATTGAATACCTGTTCCACCCTGATTTGAATACGTAACTTTCTCGCCAGTCTTTAATCCATGATTTGGAATATAGATCTGACTATATGGAACAAATACTTGAGTTGCTCCCAATCCAGGCATTGAGAAGACTGCTGTTGATCCTATTCCGGCAATAGCAGATGTTCCAATACCAACTGATTCATTAGGATTAAAGTAAATCTCTTTATTTGCAGTATAACTGTAATCAGTTCTAAATCCAGTATTAATAGTAAATTTACGTGGATTTTCTTTTAGAAGAGTAGATGAACTATATGCAAAACCTACGGTTCCATCAACTGCTCTTCTAACCCTAATTCTTTTACCAACTTTGTCTATATTCAGAACCTTAACTTTCTCAGTATTACCTATACTAAGAATATCATTCTCTCTAATAAAGGGATAATCAAGGAATCCTGTAGTATAGAAGAAAGTAGTTAATCCAGTTACATTAGTGCTTCCAATACCAAGAGTAGTTACAAAATTATCAGTTCTTATGCCAATCTCATATGATCCTTCAAGATGAGGCAAATAAGTACTTAATCCAGAAACAGTAAAGGTTTCTCCATTTTTGAATCCATGTGGAGCAGTAGCAAATCCTACTATATTTCCAACTTTATCAAAAGTAGCAAATTCGACATTAGATATAGAAGTGGTAGCTACACTTACAGAAGAAATTCCAGGACTGTATAAATTCTTAACTTTAGCAGATGCATTAGTTCCACCAGTAAGAGAATTATCAAATAAAACTCTGTCATTGGTATTATAATTGGTTCCTCCTGTTAATACACCAACAGATCCAACTTCACCTGTGGAAACTGAATCAATATTAACTAATTGATTTTTCTTAGCATCAGGATCAAAAACAAAATCATAAGAACTATTACTGGATTTAAATTGATAATTTAAAGTATTTCTAAACCACTTACCTTCATTTGAATTTAAATCAACTTCTTCTTGATTGTAAGATTTAGCCCAGTTGGTTATATTTGGTTCCGAATAGAAACATGTTCCAATAACATATGGGAACGCTGGTCTCCAATAGTTTTCAAATGCTCCAGAAGTATCTCTTTGTCCAGTATTAATAGTAGTAAAGTATGCATAAACACCATTTGGATATTCTGGCGTTACTCCATATCTACCGTTATGCTCATCAAGGTCTCCATTACCTCTATACTCATAATCCTCATTAAAGAATCCTTGAGGGAAAATGGAAGTAGAAGGACGATTAGACTTAGTAACTAATTCGTATCCAGTTTTCATTACTCTGGCAACACCACCTGTAGGGGTAGTATATCCATAAGGACCATAGATGGGGTTTCCATCATATGCCCATCCTAATATAGGAGAATGATATCCTGAGGACTGTTCTTGATTCTGTAACAGTTTAAGATCATAAGTTCCATACTGAACCTCATTAGCAGTATTCCTTACATATGTGGATTCTCTAAGTTTACGAGGAGCATATAAATGAGTATATTCTATTCCAAAATTATCTCTTTCTGATTTTGTAATAATTCCATCATCAGGACTAATACTGTTTAAATTCTTTCTAAAGAGGTTAACAGTCCATTTCTGAAGATCTGCTCTCATCTCAGACTGAGTACCAGCTGCCTCTATGGTAAGAGTGGTATCATCAGTATATCCAGTTCCACCACTAATGACTTTAACTTCTTTTAATTCTCCACTTTCTACAACAGGAGTAAGAACAGCATAATTACCCTCACCATTAATTGTGATATCAGGAGGAGTATTATATCCAGATCCTCCTGTGGTAACTAAAACTTCTTGAATTTTTCCATTACTAACAACTACCAATACTTCAGCTTCTTTACCACTTCTTAATTCAAATTGAGGTTGTCTGTCATAATTAAGAATTTCATTGGATCCATATGCAGAACCTTTATTGGTGAGATGAACCGAGTTTACACCACCTCTAAAAATAGGTTGCAATTGGGCATTAAAATCTTGATTTGCTAAAGTAGATACTCCAATATTCCCAGTAACAGTAACCGAAATTACCGGATAATTGAATGAATGAATTCCAGTACCTACAGATTTTAAATCAACATACTGTTCACTATCCAAATATTCATTTTTAGATGTAGTTCCTAATCCAACAGGAGCAAGTTTAAAAGAATCCTCATTTACTTTTTTAACAAGATATTCATTAGAAGTATTCAATCCATCAATTGCTGTACCAGTTGTAGCATAAGAAAGAGTTTCTCCTGTTTGATATCCATGAGAATCTATGTTAATACGATTTAAAGAGGTACTAATACCAGCAATTCCTGCAGTTCTCTTCTTATTCTCATATCCTTCACCACTATCAGTAACAACAATATCAGAAATTATCTTTTTCTTAGCAGTTGATTTAAGCTGTTGAATACCTTTTCCATAATCACTAATATAAACTGTGTTTATTCCTGATATAGAATCTCTTTCTTTTGGATGTAAGGTAATAGTTGTAGCATCAACAACAGCAACATAATAAGTGGCATCTGTAGTAAGTCCACTTAAAGCGGTCTGTTTATCAGTGTCGTATATAACTGTTTCATTATCTCTAAATTTGTGATAAGTAGAGAATCCAATTAAACTGGTAGTAGCACTTCCTGCTTGAATGAATACATCCCCATCTTTTCCTTGATTAGTTGTATCAAAGGAAACACTATGAGATATTGACTTCATATTAACAGTAGCACTTGCATCTTTACCATTACCACCAGTTATAGTAATAAATGGTCTGTCAACATAATCAAATCCACCGTCAAGAATCTCTATTCTCTTTAAAGATCCATCTACAGCACAAATACCAGTTGCACCACTACCTACAGCATCAGTAATTTCTAAACTTGGTGGATTTATAATATCATAACCAGATCCAGGAGCTCCTACATCAATCTTTTCAATAACACCAGAATAAATGGTTTCTGGTGATTTGTAGTTAAGAACCTCAACACCATTAATTAAAACACCAGTTTTGCCTGGTTCGGTTGTATAATTACCACTCTTATTAACAGGATCTTGTACTACTTTAAGAATATTCTGTGCTTCTATAACTTTTTTTCTAAAACTATAATCTTGAAGAACATTACTTACAGCATCAGTAGATCCAGTCGAAACACTGATATAATCTCCATTAGAAATATCAGAAGGACTCTTTGCTAAACTTATTTCAGAACCACTTACTCTCTTAATATAATATAATCCCTCTTCTAAAGGAGAAATACTATTAGTTACCTCTGTAGTTACAGTTAAACCAGAACCAACGACTACACTGGTCTTAATTATCTTTGGTTCATAATAAACTCTATCACCTGTATAGAATCCATGATCAGCAGGAGCATTTGGATCATTTGCAAGTATATCTAATACAGTTCCATCAAATTTACCATTTAAACTAATTTTTCTATCATAAGATTCAACAGAATAATCAGGAAGAGATGGTGAAGCAACTAAGATTTCATTAGAATAATTAGTGTAAGTATTTTGAACGTTTGCATTATACTTTTGTAGATGTGGATAAAGGTAAGATGCTACTTTTCTAATTTTTCTCTGAATAGAATAATTAGCATTAGCATCTAATGCTCCTTGACCCCTAATACTAAATTTGGTAGAAGATTGAATAGAAACTATTTCAGTATTTGTTTTCTCATTTTCATTCTTAGTAATAAGAGCTTTATCTCCTACTTTAAAATTATTAACGTCATAAGTTTCTACTTCATAAGTAAAATTAGAAGTATCTTGTATTGTAAAGCTATCAATTTCAAAACTATTAGCAACATTATCAAACCAATTATCTCTTCTTGTTGTAAGTGAAGAAATTCCTAAAGTTTTGATTTTAGCTGTATCATTTTTTGAGAAGAGATAAGTCTTATCTCTAATTACAACATCTTGAAGAACAGAACCTATCCTAACCTGAATAGGATCAGATGTTGACAATCCAGCAAATCCATATGCTATAGCATCTAATCTAATATTTGCTCCTGTTCCAATTCCACTTGATATTGTAGTACTTGCTATTCCAAAAAACTGATTGACTGATTTTGAAGAATAAGATGCTATTCCTGCAAGTCCATTATCATAATTAAATGCTATTGATCCAGATTGAGCAAATCCAACAGTTGAATCTACATCTATAAAAGTCGATCCTGCTGAAACTGGAGTAATTACTTTAGTTTGTGGATGAACTGAGAAGTTTCCGTAAACTGTTCCTTCTAAAGTTAAATCTTTATTATAATCTGCGTCGAAACTAAGTTTATAGTATGATGTATTACCAAGAGAAATTTTCTCTACATCGGTAATAGATGCATATGCTTCCCCAATACCATAATCTTTATATTCTGCTTGATATAAGGTATTATTTAAAAGATCTGTAGGATCACCAGATATCGATTCAACTACAATATCTTTTGTTCTTCTCCAACCTGCATCAGATGGTCGGAATAAGTAATCCCTTGGTTTAATAACATCTACAGGTTCACCATAAAGAGCACCAAAAAGAATCTTAAAAGAACGATCAGTTCCCTTGGATCCATAAAAATCTTTAGACTGTTTAATGAAAATATTCTGATCCAAACCAGAATCTAAAGTTCTTTCAGAAAATCCAGGAAGAATTTGTTGCTTTAATTTATTTAAAAATTCTACTAAGAATAATCCACTTAAATTTTCAATTTTTGGTCCAGTTACAAACCCAAATTCATCCGCCGTCACAGTGTGCTCAGTCGCCTGTGAAGTGCTGAAAACTAACTCTTCAGGGTTATTTGCCTTAGAGTAAGAAGTAACGCCGCTGAACCCCCTTACACACCCCTCAAAGGACGTATCTGTCTTACTGGTATATGTTATTATCTCATCTTCTATTTTTAAAATTCCGTACTTATCAGGGAATCCTTTGGTTCCTCTTGTAGTACCTTTAGAATTAACAGTCGCTACATCAATAGTGGTATCATTATAAGATAAATCACTTTGAAGAGTACATGTAGTGGGAGATGCTAAAATCTCATTAAGCTTAATATACTTGTCAAGATTCTGAACAAGGTCAGTTGATCCACCAGGGTATTCTTGAGAAATATAATACTGTTTTAAAAATTCTACTAAAAGAGGATTTTCCTCCGCAATAAATTCCGGGAGTTGATTTTCAACAACAGATTGTAGTTTAACTCTAGTTTCTGACATCTCTTATCTTACAAAGACTCCGTTTGAATAACTTGACGATACTTGATGATTAGTTCCTGATCTTTCATTTCCAGAAGAAATTTCATCAGTCCACATATTAACAACTGTATTAGTAGTATCTAGTTGTAAATAAAGATCCTGTAATCCAATAACATCATTTGAATATGGAACTGCTTGTATTTCAATAAGTGGAGTTCCCTTATTGACAACAGTATCAATAATATTAATTGGACTTAATTTAATTTCACCCTTCACATAATCAATTATTCCTACATTTCTTCTCACAATTTGAGGTTGTGTTGGAGAATTTAATTTAAAGAGATTAATAATACCAGTTTTGTCATCTGCATTTGGAATATCACCCAAATACACAGTTCCTGTAATTCCACTTACAGTAAATCCTGAAGATTTGATATTATACCCTTTATGATCAGAAATATGGAATCTATTACCATAACATATTTCATAATCGGCAAAAGTATTTAATACTGCACCCAAATCTCTTCTCATTATTACTGTAGTAATATTAGAAGTGATAGATTGATGACTTTCATCAATTATAGTCCCAAATTGACTATATTTGAATCTTGCACCAAATTTATTCAATTCTGTCGAATCAGCATATTTATTAATGTTAGAAAAAACCAAACTTTTCACTGCAGCCGAAGAAGGTGCCATATTAGCGTTATAATAAACGTTTGAAGTGGTTTCTAAGTACAAATATTTCAAATCAATGATTTCAGGAACAATTCCTGCAACACTATACTTCGTAAGTTCTCTTTTAATGTTATCTTTGATCAAATTAGAGATATATCTGTCATTATTTGGTTTTATGCTAATATAAACCTTTCCGAACCGAGGTGGGGTTAGGGTTTCTCCTCCATAAGCAGCAACAGACTCAGTTTCCGGATAAATGGATGGAATTATTGCTTCATAGTCAGATGCAGTTACTGCTCTATTCCTGGAAGCATAAATTCGAGTTCCATACTTCTTAATTGACTCTACACTTTCAATATTTTCACCAGAATGCGAACTTTGGGTAACTGTAACTAAAGAAATCCCAGTTGTTATCTCTCTATCCGCATCATCCTGTAAAGTACCGCTAAAATTGAAAGAATTTAGGTTATTAGCGTCTGGACCATTGGTAACAACGTAATGTGCTTCAATCCAATTCCCATCAACTAACTTTTTACCAAAAATTCCATCTCCAAAAATCAATTCATACCTTTCATCATCAATTTCTTGTATAAAGAAGACTTTTGAGTCAGTTTTTAAGTCAAAAAGACTATCAGCAAGAGTATATGTATCTGCTGCTCCTCCTTCGCTTTCAGAAACAGTTACTTTTAATAAACTTGTGTCAATTCCGGCATTATCAAGAATAAATCGCTGATTTGGAGTCGTTGTATCAAATGTCCAAGTCTGAGTAACACGATTTCCTTCATAAATGTCAATATTAGTAAATTCTGCAATATTATTTGCAACAGGTGCCGTAGTATCCGATGTAGTAACGAAAGTATAGCTTTGTTGACCAAAAGTATTGGTTGTAGCGACTACACCTGCCTTTAAAATAACCGAAGCGGGTGCATTAGTAAAATCTGAAGTATCAACAAAGAACGATATTTGGGATGCTGATGCTTTTTTCGATCTTGGTACATAACCAATATTTCTTGCAAGAGAAACAACGTTTTCCCTTAATGTGGCACTATCAATGAATACCTCATTTGTCACCATATTGGTGTTATATGAGGTAATGTAAGTATTATACGCTAAAACATCAATAATTGATGAAAGGTTCGACCCTTCAAAGTCATAATCAGTAAAATTTGAGTTTGATCGAAGATAATCCTTTATAGATGTCTTTATTTGATCAAAATCCAGATCTGCGAAGTTTACTAATGCCATTATCGTGTTGGTTGTAATGCAAATTGTAATTGTTGAGGTAATAAGTCAATTCCAACAATGTCATAATTTATAGTTACATTAAATTCTCCATTATCATAGTCAGGAGACACTTCAACATTCGTTAATATTACCCTTGGTTCAAAGTTTTCAACTGTTATCTTAATTTGATCACTAATTTCTGATGCGGTTAACTCATCAATGTTCTCAAAAAGGAGTCCTGTGACTTCAGAACCTAAAATTGGGTTAAAAAACCGTTCTCCAGGCACTGTCATGATCAAATTTCTCAAAGAACGAGCAATTGCTGTTTCATTTTTAATCGCAATAAGGTCATCATTAAGAGGATTTACCTCAAATGAAGAACTAATATCTTTAAAAGTTTGACTTACCCGTTCTACAGGCATAAGAATATTAAAATACTATGATTATTGAGTTATTTATCAGGTATATTTAACTAAAATTCTGCTAAAGGAATGGCATCTGTGTCATAATCAAGGCCATCATCTTCAAATTCACCATCTTTTCGTTCATATAGGTCATTTTGGACTATAGTATCGTGTTTTTTAGGTGTTAAATCGTCATTTGAGATTTCTCGAAGCATCTTTTGGTGTTGATGATTTGCCAAATTGTCTAAAAAATCGTGTTGTGCAGCCATTTTTACCTCTTTCATTAAAAAAGGACTCTTTCGAGTCCCTTTTATTTATTTTCCTTGTCCTCGGTAGCGTTTTTTTGCTAAATTCCGAGAACTCGCGGCGTATTTAGTATGTTTTCCTCTTCCTTGACGAGTTTTCTTGGGGGGTGTATCGCTAAAAGTGGTACTTCCCCATGCACCTGCTTTAGTTTTGACTGCCATAATGTAAATTAGTGTGGATTGTAAGATTTAAGGTAGAGAGCGAACCCGCAAATTGCTAAAACAACTACGAGTCCGAGCAACGACGCTATCTGCATATTATATAATGCGAGTTTTTTCGTGGCCAACCCTTATACGAGGATCGCACCAGATTTTATAACCTGCATCAATTGCATCAAGACAGAACGAGACATCCTCGCCACACATATCTTGAACAGCACCTGATTCAAAGACTTGCATCTTTGGAGCAAACCAAGGATACTTCATTTCTTTATTTTCAAACACACCCTTCTGAATCATTACCCAACCAAATCCTGTGTAATCAACAGTGAAAGGTTTGTTGCGTTTGCCCATTGATTCAACAGTTTCATGATTCATCACTCCACCGTTCTTACGGAAATCATCTTCTTCTAACCAGTGTGCTACTGAAGTCGTTGAGCCATCTTCTGTTGCATACCAACCAGCAGTAATTTCTCTCCCCTCTTCTTCTGCAGGAATTGCCACATCACAAAGTTGCCAGAACTTCTCTGTGTTAAAGACAATATCTGAGTCGATCCAGAGTTGATAATCATAAGTCAGTTTCCCATCCCAAGGAATCTGATCAGGACCACGTAAAACATTAGCACCAAGACACTTACAACGTGCAAAGTTCACCATAGAAGAGTAGTCCTGTGAAATTTGGATGGACATACCATTCTGAACCATATCAAAGCATAACTGCACGAAGTTTTTCATGAAGATGTAAGAACATCCACGACCTGGAAGACAAAACACTATTGTCTTTCCTTTCATCCGTGCCTTAATAGCATCATAATCCCAAGTTGGTGCTTTCTTCTTAGGAGTATTAGCTTTAACAGTAAATCCTTTTGCCATAAACTTTAATTACCTTCATTTCAATTATACAGTGTAATTATGTATAAGTCAACTATAAAGTTGGTGCAGGAGATAAAAACTGTGACATAGCATATCTACCAAGTCTTTGTCCTTGATATTTCTTTTCCATTTTTATTTCCGTTGCTTGATGTATTACACAAGAAGGAAATACTACTACCTTATTATTCTTACATTCTATCTTTTCTTTTGTATGTGGAAATATTAAATCTCCTCCAGTAAACCTCTTTGGTTCTTTAAAAAACCAAGTTATTGCTGTTATTCCAGATTTATCATCATGAGGTTTGTAATAATCACTATCCTCATAGTATGATATCATGGTAAAATCATCCCATGTCTTATAGTACTTAAAAAACCAATTATCATGGTTCTTAAAGATATCAAGGTTATGATCATTAGTGATATTACAATTCAGTAACTTTCTATTAACACTTAAAATATTGGATATTCCTCTATTTGCATAAAGATGATCTAAGAATACTGCTGCATTCTTTTTAAGTATCTCTCCATCCTTTATTGCTGCTGTTGTTTTATCAGGCGGCAATAACTTATGGGGGTAAGACAAGAACTCAAGTTCCTCCCATACCATCCTTAGTTCTTCTTCATTATAGAAATCTTCGATGCTGATCCATGGATGATCAACTTCATGACAAGTTAGTTTCATTTTTAAAAAGACGGTTCTCCGGGTGCATCTGGCCAAGAAATAGATCCTCCACCATACCCTATTTTAGACGGAAGTTCAATAAATGACAAGTCCTCGGATGCATAGTCAGTCTTTAAAAGTCCGACTAATACATTGAGCATTTCCCATTTCTCTTCAAAATCGTCCTTCTTTAAATTATGATATAAAACCTTATCCTTTGCGTAGATGTGATAGGTTGTCTCGTTCATATTATATTGGGGATTTTTTATATTTAGAAAAAGGTAATAAAGGGGGTTTTGGGTCTGGGAAAATTTTTGAGATTTTTATATATACAACTCGAATTGTCACCTCTGTAGGTTAGGGTCTCTATCTTT